GCGTAAGACGGCGCGCGTCTCGTTCATCAACCAGCACAAGCGAGAGCACAGCATGGATGCACTTTTGGCAGCAGGACGCGATAACCACCAACGCGAGTATGTGTTCGGTGGTTACAACTCCGAGAGTGGAGACTGCGGCCTACCTGTGTACTGGGACGAGGGCCAAGCGCAAGCTAGCCCGACACTCGGTATACATGTAGGTGCAACCTCCCTCCTCGGAAGCGCCGGTTACTTCACTGTAGTCACACAAGAGCTCTTGCTCGAGTGTATGACGCAGTTGAAGTTGCCAACAGCTTCCGTGCCGCCAGTTGTGAAGGCCAACGAACAACCCACGGTAACGCCCGGGGCTCGTCAGAAGCTGGATAAGATCTTCGACAAGCCCCGCACAGACCTGGTGTCTGCTTGCGCGAACACGCGCAAAGTCTTCAACGAGACCAATGCAGAGATCTTTGAGCAGGAGGTCCCAGCAGTGAGAGTCGAGCGCCGAATGTTTACACAGGCCAAGGATATACCGGACACTATGTGTCTGGCTAATCTGAGGCCCGAGTATCGCATTTGCGCGCACGGCCCTGACTGCCGGGAATCCGCTTGTCAGGTTGTGCCTGGTGACGTCCACCAGGAGGCATCTGACGCTAGGACCGGCTTGACCGACGAGGCGAAGGCCGTTGCGCACGTAGCTGCCAAGCACGTGGCTGACATGTTCAATGAGCACGTCAAGCAACCCTTCGTCCCGTTGTTGCCGGCCCAAGTTGTTGGACCCACCAAGTTGCCCTATTTCACGCCGTATAACTACACGTCTGGGCAGGGTCTCACCCTGCCTGAGGAGAAGGTGAACCAAGAGTTCATCGAATCCAAGGAGTATCTTGACGCTTTAGCCGACTGGATGTGCGATTTATACGCAAACCCAGTCGTCTACCCCGTCAAGATCTTCCCCAAGGACGAAGCCATTACGGTCAAGAAGTACATGCAAGGACGCACGAGGCAAATTGCCTCACACCCACCCCACGTTAAGATTTCGGAGCGGTGTTTCAAAGGTGAGATCATCAATCACATCTACAACCACCAATTCGACCTCAGCGGGGGGTTCGCCAACGCTTTTAACCCCTACACTGAGGGTTGGAAGCTGCGACGCTGGCTGGTACACGACGAGTGGAAGTATTTCGACATAGACATCAAACAGCAAGACGCCACTATCAGCTCTTTCATGACTGGTAACTGGACCAAGCTGGTCTTGTCGACATACGACCCCACACATCCCCTGTACCCTAGCCTCATCGCACACATGGACATCATGCACTGCTCGTTCAATGCCTTCGCCGCCGGCTATGGGAAACCCCTAGGCTGTTGGCGCTTTGACGACATTTCGTCAGGCAAATACGACACCAGTGTTGAGAACACGTACTGCGCCATCCTTATGGCCCACACCGCCCTGGCAATATTGTCGGTGCGGCACGGTCTTAAGGCTGACGCGCTCTTTGAGGATATGCGTGTGGTGGCAAGTGGAGACGACGTTGTCGTCGCCATGAGCCCCCGCATTCACACCCTCATCGGAGCACCCGAATGGATCAATGCCTATCGTGAGATGGGCATGACCGCGACCAGCGGTCGCAAGGACGCCGAAATCGAGTACTACAACAGCCTCGACGAGTGCGTCTTCCTCAAGCGGACTTTTGACATTGTGACTGACCCCACCGGTAATGAGGTTGTTTCTGGCAAGCTAGCGTTTAAGTCAATCTTCAAACGCTTTGTTTTCCACAAGCAGCGCATCACCCACGGTGAGGTCACGCAACTCAAGAACATCGCCTACTATGAGCTTTCGCGCCACGGGCGTGCTGTGTACAACAAGCATGCCCACCGCATTGCGAAAACCTTTAAGAGGTTTAGCAAAGGCGGTGGCGTCATTCCCTCCTGGGAGGACGCATGGAACAAGGCCATAGAGGAATCGCTTAAGGAACGCGACCAGTCGCAACCTTTCGGAACACTCTTTCACCACGACACTGCAACTGTGGGCCCCGAGGAGCCAGAATCTTCGCATCAACCAGATGAATAATCACAACGCAAGCGCAGGAGTCTCGTCAGCTCATGAATCGACAGGAAGCGGTGCCAGCCATAATGACACCCGCGCAGGCGGTGCGCAATCCGCCTACAACAACACCAAGTTCTTCGACCCGGCGTCGGACGCAACAACGCGCGTCGCCGGTCGGCCATCCCCAAAGGATTTCATCCCCCGAGGTGTCGACGACAACCCGTCCATCATCACCTTCCTTGGACGCCCAGTCCTCCTATATCAGCGTACTATTGACTTCTCAGACACGGCAGACTCACTGCTGTTCCAGACCCCCGTCATGGGATGTCTCTATCAAGTTGATTCATGGGTGTCCAAGTTGCAAGGCATCAGCACCATTACCGCCACTGTGGTTTTCACCATACAGGTTAACTCACCTGCCACAGTTGGCGGCATGCTGTCGGCGACAATCCAATGGGGCCACTGGCCCCTGCCTGGGCAGGAGATCTTCGCATCAAACACAAGGATCCATTACTCGCAACGGCAGCGTGTGGACCTGGACTTCCAGGACCGACAAGCAACCATTCGAGTCCCCTACGTGTCTGAGCGGAACTCCTACCAGCTCGACAAGACTCCAACCTCCAGCGACCTGCGGGGGGAACCAGGGTCTTTTCAACTCTGGCTCGTTTCGCCAGCTAACGCCCCAACCTCCAGCGCCACCGCCCCCCACGTGTCGGTGTATGCGCACCTCGAGGACGTCGTCCTCGGGTTCCCCATAGACTTCACGCTGGCGGGTGGTGTCCCTACCCTCTGGTTGGAGCAGGCTGTCGAAGTAGAGTTTGCCCCCCACATCAACGAG